CCCGAGCTGCTCGCGGTAACGGTGAACCGGGCGGTGTCCAGCTGGGACGGTCAGTACATCACGACCTCCGAGGTGTTGCCGCAGGGTGGCACCTTGGAGGTCTACGCCTTCGTTCGGGACGAGGTTGGGAACGCGGCCCGTAGACGCGCTGTACGTGGTTTGAAGCCCAGAGAGGGCACTTACACCAAGAGCACAATCGCTGCGCCCCTACGGCCACGAGGGACGGCTATGCGGCCATCGTCGGGCCATGAGGTCCGAGGAGCGACGGGAGAGCCCCAGTGAGTTACGTCGTCAGCTTCAAGGGTGTGCGGCCCACGCCGAGGTTCGACGAGGACCCGTGGGTGGAGGCGCATCTCCAGGAGGCTCCGGATTCCACCGGCACCTGGACCACCATCGAGCAGTACACCCTCGTCCCGGACTCCAACCCTGCACGGCCGGACTACCGCGACTTCAGCTCGGACGCCGCGACGCTCGCCAACGGCTGGTACCGCTTCGTGTTCTTCGATGCGAGTGGCGACGCCAGCCAGCCGACTGACCCGGTGTTTGTCGGAGGCGAGCTGAACTTCCGTCCGCAGGTGACGGATGTGGCTGCCCTGATCCGGACTCGTACCCGCGACATGCATGGCAATGAGCTGGGGACCTTCAACGAAGACACCACCCCCACGGCTGCCAACGTGGACTCAATCATCGATGGCGCTGTGCGATGGGTGCAGCAGCGCGTTGGGATGGAGGTCTGCGAAGCTGTCGTCGGTATGGTTCGTGACACCGTGGCGCTCCGCGCGGCGATGCAGGTCGAGCTGACGTTCTTCCCGGAGCAGGTGTCGGCTAATCGCAGCCCCTATCAGCAGATGAAGGATCTGATGGACGAGGACCTCAAGGTGCTCATCGAGGCTGTGCGCCAGCAGTGCTCCGATGGCGGTGAGATTCTCGGCCCGACCGATGACGCCCAGCTGCCGCGCTGGGGCTTCCCCGAGGACCGGGGTGGCATGGTCGGCTGGCAGAGCAGGTGGTGACGGTGGCTCGCGGAATGCGCATAACGTTCGACATCGCTGGTGACGTTCAGTTCGACCGCGAGATCCTGCGGCTGACCGAGCGAGCCGAGGACGTCAAGCCCGCGTTCGAGCACATCGTCGATCGCATCGAGGGCTGGGAGCGCCAGCAGTTCGACACCGAGGGTGGCCGGGCGAGCAGTGGCTGGCGTCCCATCAAGCAGTCCACCATCGACGCCAAGCGGCGAGCTGGGCTCGACACGCGCATCCTCCACGCAACGCACGCGCTGCGCGACTCCCTCACCAACACCTACGCCGAAGGAGCCATCCGCGAGATCGGTAAGCAGGAGCTCAAGTACGGCACCGAGGTTCCGTACGCTGGCGTGCATCAGCGCGGCCGCAAGGACGGTACCATGCCGGCTCGCAAGCCGCTGGAGTTCCGTGAGGATGATCGTCGGCAGATCGTCAAGGATCTGCAGGCGTGGATCGTGAGAGGGGAGTTTCTGCCGTGACGATGACGACGACACAGGTGTTCGGGCAGATCATCACGGCACACCACGTTGAGCAGGCTGTCGTCGAGACGCTGCAGCTCTGGCTGCCGACCTACCTCCGCCAGATGGAGGCTGTTGACTCGCGCCCCGACAAGAGCCTGCGCGCACCCCGCCACTACAAGACGGCGAACCGATTCGAGAACTGGCCCGACGACCAGCTGCCCGTTGTGGTGGTGGTCAGCCCTGGCCTGAGGGATGCTCCGCGCCGCAACGGCGACGGCACCTTCAATGCCAAGTGGACGGTTGGTATCGGAGTCGTCTGTAGCGCGGACAACGCGCAGAACACCAACTCGCTCGCCAAGGCATACGCTGCGGCGGTCCGAGCCGTGCTGACGCAGAAGCCCGATCTGGGTGGATTCGCAGCCGGAGTCGAGTGGCTGGACGAGACCTACGATGACGCCCCGGTCGAGGCCGAGCGCACGCTCGCGTCTGGGCAGGTGGTGTTCGCCGTGCAGGTCAACTCTGTGCTCGACACATTCAGGGGTCCTGTCACTCCGACGGTGACACCGGAGGCCAATCCTCCGGGATGGTCCACCCCTCCCAACCGCTACACCATTGACGCTGTCGAGGTGACGGTCGATAAGGAGGAGCTGTGACCCTGCTGTTCGTTTCCAACGAAAAGGATGGTGACTGATGGCCCGTCCGGGTACTCAGATCATCTCCCGCGACGTCCCTCCTCCCAGGAGCGCACCCACGAACACCGGGGTCTGGTTCGTCGCAGGGATCACCGAGAAGGGTGACGCCGAGCCCCGGCTCGTTCGCAGCATGAACGAGTTCGAGGATGTGTTCGGGTCTCGCCTCTCGACCAGCTACCTGTACGACGCTGCGGAGACGTACTTCCGCGAGGGTGGCAACCGGCTGTACGTGAGCCGGGTGTTCGGTCCGACTCCGGTCGAGGCGTCGGTGGTGCTCGACACCGCCGGTGCGGCGGACGCGCTCACCGTCACCGCCAAGAGCCCTGGCTCTTGGGGCAATGCGCTGAGCGTGGCCGTGACCGCTGGCGACACCGCTGGCGAGTTCAAGGTCGTGGTGTACTACAACGACGTCGTGGTCGAGACCAGCCCCTCGCTGGCGACGGCTGCCGATGCGGCTGCGTGGGCGGAGAACTCCGACTACGTGGACATCGAGGACGAGGGCAACGGTGACCCGGCCACGGTCGCCGCTCAGGACCTCACATCCGGTACCGACGACTCGTCCAACGCCACCGACGCCACATACGAGGCTGCGCTGTCGCGGTTCACGCGGGACCTGGGTCCGGGGCAGGTGAGCTATCCGGGCCGCACCACCACCACCGCGCACGCTGACCTGATGGAGCACGCTGCGGCCAACAACCGCATCGCCATCCTGGATGGGCCGAACTCCGCTTCGGATTCGACCCTGAAGACGGCCAGCGCGTCGGTCCGCGCCAACGCCAACGCTCGCTACGGCGCGATGTTCGCTCCGTGGGTGCGGGTGCCGGGGATCACGGGTGGCACCACCCGCCTGGTTCCGCCGAGCGCCGTGGTGGCCGGCGTCATCGCTCGGAACGACGGGCTGTTCCGCAGCCCCAACGCTCCGGCCGCTGGCGAGCTGGGCCAGTCGAACTTCGTGCTGTCCGTGGAGGCCAGCTGGACCGACTCGGCCCGTGAGTCCCTCAACGACTCCAACGTGAACATCATCCGGTCGATGTACGGCAACTTCCGCATCTACGGATGGCGGACGGGTGTCGGTTCCACCGGAGCGCAGGCCAAGTGGCTGCAGCTGTCCAACGCGCGTCTGAACATGGCCATCGTGGCCAAGGCTGACGAGATCGCCGAGCGGTACGTGTTCGCCGAGATCGACGGCCAGGGACGCAAGCTGAGCCAGTTCTATGGCGACCTCGTCGCCATGCTGCTGGACTACTACAACGCGGGCTCGCTGTACGGCCAGACGCCGGATGACGCGTTCGCAGTCCAGGTCGGGCCGGAGGTCAACCCGATCGAGGAGCTGGCCGCAGGTAACCTGCGCGCCACGCTCGCGGTGCGGATGTCTCCGTTCGCCGAGCTGGTGACCATCGAGATCGTCAAGGTCGCGCTGACGGAGGCCGTGGCATGAGCACCTCTCGGCAGTACCAGGTGACCGTCACCATCGACGGCGTGGACTACGGCGTGTGGGACACGTTCTCCGGCGGTGAGGTGGCCTCTGAGGAGGTCAAGTACCGTCCCGGCGGCATGGCCGCTCAGGTGAGCCTGGGTGGCAGCACCACGGTCGAGAACATCACCGTGAGCCGTCTGTACGTGCTGGAGCGCGATCACGTGATCGTGCACCAGCTGATGAGTCGCGTCGGCCGTGCCGACGTCACCATCAACAAGCAGCCGCTGGATGTCAATGGCGCGGCCTTTGGCCGGCCGCTGGTGTACACCGGCAAGCTCCAGAGGGTGATGCCTCCGGAGCACGATTCCGACTCGGACGATCCGGCGATGATCGAGCTGGAGATCGGCACCAACGGGTCGGTCGGTTAGTCCAACTCTGACTGAGGCGAGAACCTGTCTCTTAT